TCCGTCCACATTTTTTCTCCGTTCACTCTTAGGAGGTTCAACATCCGGGACAACGTAGGTATCCCAGAACCATTGCAACGTCTTCTGTGCTTCCGCCCACCACACACGGTCACGCATGACCTTGTGAACCCATTGCCCCTCTTCAGTCCACGATACGAAGTAACCGTGCGGGGCATCACAGCACTCTAATTGTGTCTGCATCTGTGCGTGGTAGATATCCGGGAGAACACTATGCAGCACACGCGGACACTTGGCTTCTATCGGAATCGGCGTCATGATGAAGCCGATTTCAGAATTTATATACTCCGTCAGGAAACCATCAGGAGAAGCACCAAGCCAGTCAAGAGTAGGATGACAGACGAATCTCCCCGGACTAGCAAGCACACCCAACTCTGCTTCCAGTGAAGCAATTGCATCCTCTTCGTGATCCAGCCCACGTTGCATATCCCAGTTAGTTTCACGCTTCGGCTCCCTGCCGGTGATGATTCTCCACGCCCACTTGCGAGAGCGGGTCTCACCATCGCACCTAAGTATGACCGACACGATGCTGGCGGTTATCCGCCCAGCACGTTCGAAGTCTGTTAGATGGTCGTCGCTCATACAGGGCCATACGGAGGGTAGGTATTGACATCAAAATCTGATACGACCAAAGACCCCGACAACGTTGGTGGTGTTTCCTCCGACTCTGGGAATATAAAGGACTTCAACTGCAACCCGCTTGTATTGGACCCCAACAGTTGGGAAAGCCATGATTCCATGAAATCCGCTGCCGTTGATGTAACCTGCACGGATAGCTCCAAAAGCCGTCCATCCGTTTTTGATCGGCACGTCATACTGATATCCCACGTATCCCGCATAGGCTTGGTTACGATAAGAGTCTCGATATGTGAGTCCTCCAGCAAACCAACCACGTTCTGACCGATATTCCAGCCCCAGTCCATAATTGTCTCCGTTCAATCCCTGTGAGTTAGGTCCGAAGTGCCAGCTATGTCCGAGCACGAGAAGATCGGTTTCGGCTCTCGCCGCCTGCATCGCCAGCAGAATCATCAGTGCTACCAGAATCCGTTTCATGACTTGTCTCCTTGTCCGCTTTTGCGGCTTGTCGTTTCAATCCAGCTAGGTAACTCTCACATGCAATTCGATCTACTTGTTCTGCACCTTTCCATGCCGCTTCTAGCGACTTGATCCCAAGCTTTGCTGCCTTCTGAAAGAAGATTAGGGCGCCCGGGGCAACAGCATCAAGGGTTTTCGCCTTCTTTTTAGCTGACGCAATTTCATCAGCGCTGGCGTAGGAGTCTGTACTACCATAACCGCTCGCAGCAAGAGCACGCCCGAGAGCCGAAGTCTCACAATTCTCCACCGCGTTCGTTTGGTTGATCTTGCCATCACTTCTCCACTCTTCTGCGTGCCCCATGCCGACTACGTATTGGATTCCGCTTTCTGTCAGGTAACCGACCTTGCAGCACATACACACAAAGTCATCATCAGCCGACAGAATCTCTGTGTGGATGAACCACGTCGGATTGTCCTTCCTGAACCGCAGCACACGAGAGGCTACGGTCTCGTAGTTCTTTACCTCGCCACGCTCGTTCTCGATCGGTACTGTTGTGCGTTCTTCTTCGGTCACGATAGGTCTACCTCTTTGAGAGTCCATCCAGCCTTCAACTTGCCCCAGCCCTGCACCAGTATTCGGATACCAGCCTCACGAACTACGGCGACCGTTGCCGATTCAGTAATCTTTTTAACCCGCGCTGCCACATTGGTTCGGCTCGTGACTTGTACCGCGATAATCTCACCGCGACGCAGAGCAAGTATGTCAGCCCAACCAAAAAGGTCGTGCCTAAGACCACGAGCGAAATGCTCAGTAATAAAACAAACATAGCCTTGCTCCCGCATGTGCTTGAGCGAGCGTTGCATGGGACTCATGCAATCAGCCCGAACAACTTTGCCGCTGCCTGATAGGCACGCCCAGCCTCTTCCTCATGCTCGAAGTATCCAAGGATGGTTTGAATCTTGTCCTTATAGATACGAGCACACCATAGTTCACGAGACTTCACCCAAGACACACCCTTGTACTGACTGCTGCATCCTGTCCGCTTCTTTGCTCTCGGCCCGGTATTGTGACTAAGCAACTTCGGGTCGTACCCGATGAACTCTCCCTCTTTTTCGTCGTACCTAAACCGTGTGTCAGGATGGTCGCACTTGCTTTCCATACGCATTTTCATCGCATAGGTCGGAGTGCAACTGATACAGGGGAAGGGAATATAGCGTTCGTCGCCTATGCTCTTAGCCCTTTTGTCCGCGTCCATCCACTGAATGTATTGGTACTCATCAGGAAAGCAATTCGGTTTCACGTTCTTTCTCCGTAACTAAGTCGTCGCCACTGATGGGGGTGAGGATTTGCTGGCAACAGACACACAGCCTAGAAGAGACAGGAACTTGGTAGCCCATGCGCAGGTACTCTTCCAGATAGGCTTCAATTCCAGACTCACAACTCACTTTCCATGTTTGCTCACCATCCAGAATACCTGTGTTAGCGGTGATGGTCACGACTTTGCCGACGTTCGCAGGATTCCAGCAACGTGAATTTAGGTAACACAGAACGCCGACAGCATGTTTCATCTTCCCCACCTTTTGTCAGGATTCACTTTCGTTTCGTCTTGCCCTTGGTGTCTTCCCCACCACTTCTGGGCCATCAAAGACATCTCCCCGGTGCGCCCTGTCAGTTCTATGAACTGCATTGCTTCACAGGCCACCATCGCAGCAATGTGCTCGCTGGTGGTACGGATGCCGTAAATACGTTCGTTGAGATGTTCGTCATACCCTTCGCTAGAGCAAGGCATATCAGTTGTCCAGATACGTTGACTTCACATGATCCCTGAGTCCGGTTTCCTCTCCCCACGGTCCCAGAATCTCCACATAGGCCAGATAGCCTTTTGCAAGGAATTCTATGACTTTGCACAACCGGCCTATATAAAGTCCATCAGTAATCCTATACTTACTCCCCGCCCGGAGAGGCTTCAGGAGGCCGTTCATCTGCTATCTCCGGGAACGTAATGATTTCACGAGCGTACTCAATTGGAGTATTACAGGAAGTGAGATCGTGATAACGATCCAAGCGAACAATAAGCCCACTCCCTGTATAGTCCCCGCCACACATTGAATACGTGACCTCTGCATCACCGAAATCCCCTACGTGGTGGTAGAGCGTATCCCCGTTTCCAAGCAGTCGCTTTGACCAAAATCTCGTCCCGATCGCATCCTCAATCTCGTAATGCGACGGACGGATTTCATATTCCTGAATGATCTTGCTAGGCCCGTCAATGAGGATGACCTTGATATATCGGTCTTCCATGATCACTCCTGGTTAAGCCTCAGCGGAGTGACTTCTTCGGTGAACCTGTCGTTGATGGATGCCGCCATCGTCACTATTTGAATCGCATAGACCCGAGCGTCTTCCGCGCCAACTGCGAGAGTGTAGGAGTCCACCATCGGCTGGTCACGGTCAGGGTCCATCTCGGTCAGAGAACCGATGAACACGTACTTCCCTCCGCTCTTTTCCACGAAATCACTGATCATTACAAACAGTTGTTCTGCGTCCATCTCATATACCCCTGATAAAAAACTTGAGTGTGTGTCCCAGCAAGTCCATTTCGTTCATGTACTTGAGTGCCGGGATGCTGTTGCCGTTCCTGTGGACCCCGCCCTCGCCTGTGTGATGATAGACACACAGGGGAATCGCGCATTCGTCCATCGCCCGCTGTGCGCCGCCCTGCCCCTCCCGGGGGTGATGGATGACGACGTTGGAATCCCCTGCGTCCGAACCCGGAACAGGAGGGTCGTACTCGTCACCCCAGATCAACCGACAGGCGGTACAGCCCTGCCGTTGCAATCTCCCGAGATAAGCAGATGTGTTCATGGGAGGGTAGTGACGATGAAGACCGCCACTACAGCGAGGAAGCCGACAAATATCGCACCCTTCAGTAGGGCGAGAAAATCTTTATTCATGATGGTTTCCACGGCAGTCTTATGGTTTAGAACTTGGAGACATCGGTGAACTTATCCTTCACCCATGCTTTCACGCGGACAATCTTGTCCAGAATCCACTCGGACTTGTATATCATCAGCGCGATTCCAACGCCGACTCCGATCGTCGTATAAGTCAGACCAGCAAACATGGCAACACTCCTAAAGGTTTTGCATGAAGTCTCGATGCGCGTCGGCGTCGAAACCATCTGGTTGCCAGCCTTTCTTCTCCGGCGTCTGGCTGACCGGATACTTCCATTCTGTAGCAGGTTCCAGCAATGTCAAGTCCATGATCCTGACCAGCCATCCACCACGGAATCCAGACCCAAGCACTTTGTCATCACGCAGCACAGAGGCTATTTTCCCGCTTTCGTTGAAAGATACGATTGTCCCAACCGCTACTCCGTATCCTGTTCCGACAGGACTGATTTCAACACGGTCTCCGACCTCAAAGTCTCGTTCCATCTTGTGCAAGGCTCCTGAGTTTAGTAAATGAGACCAGCATCCTTTGCCCCTCAACGCAATGTCGATGATAGGGAGGGCTTATTTCAGGATGGTTTGGTTGACTGGGCTTGTCTCGTCGCCCTTAAGGACCCTATCGCGTTAAGACGAATTCATAAAACTCCTGATTTGGGAGAACCGTATGGGAGTCGAACCCATGTTCGCGGGATGAAAACCCGATTTCCTAACCGCTGGAAGAACGGTTCAATCATCAAACACAACACCATGTTCCGAGCCGAAGGCGTAGACAGCTTCTGTCAGGTCGAACTTCTGTGCTCCTGACATACCACGAGTTTGTTTCTGCAACACAATCCACTGACCATCAGGTCCTTCTACTACCTTCTGGCCATACACCGCCGCGACAAACCAGAGCTTCCATTCCGCCTCTGTCATGTATTCGCCGCACCATTCCAACTGATTGGCAACGCATCTAATCGCACAGTGCATCCGGCTGGTTAGTTCGTCGCTGGCCTTGGGTGGTGTGATGGTGATAATAGACCGTTCATTGCAGAATTCAACAGCTTTTCTGGCTAAATCCCTGTCTTCACGAGTCAGAATTTGCATCTTCAGGGAGTCTTCGTGCGCCCCTGATTCTATTTTCTTGGTCACGGTAGACACCTGTTCCCGGATAGAAGTCCAAATGAGCAATTCCTTGCTTTCCGAGATGCCGGAACTTGTTCTTCTCGACATCTATTTCAACAACATTGTCGTCCCGGCGCCGCACCACTATTCCGTGGTCGCACTTGTTCTTCCATGCTGCTGACCCAGAAATATCGTAGAGCGTTACGTCTTTGTAGTCACCGTTCTTATCCTTCTGGGGTTTTGACGGGTGAGCCACGATGATGCCGTGGACCCGCTGATGACTCCGAAGCCACATCTTGAATCGCATGAGTCGATCGTTGATCATCTCTGTTTCTGTCAACCGGGTATGTTGCGAGTGATCCAGTTCGTTCCAAGGGTCCAACACAGCAACGATCTTCTCTTTTTCCCAGTCTCCGAAGGAAATTTCATCTACGGCGTTCTGGAAATCCTGAAGGCACGGCATAGCTGACCCGCCATCGTGCCTCAGAAGGCGCAGGGAAGGCTCCAGAGCGTCCACACATGCCGCGAGACCTCCTGAGTCCATGCGCCCGTTGTAGCCGTATCTGAAGGGCCTGTTCAGCCACTTCTCTGCGAGTTCGGCTAGGTGAAGTTCTGGCGGTTGCTGTTCTGGCGAGTAAATGATCGCCTTCCATCCCTGTTTTAAGAGATTAAGAACAAGGTTATCCACCCATGTGGACTTACCATGTGAGGGGATGCCCGTTATCACGGTGAATTTGCCCGGTGAGACTGTGTATAGCCGGTCTACGCTGTCCCAGCCTGTTCGTGTGCCAGCCGGAAGGCCGCTCTGATAGAGCGACGTGATCTCTTGTGACAGGTCTGATGGTTGAAGTATTTGCAACATATTGACGGTCTCCTGAGTGTTCCTAGTCTACACAAATGACAGTTTCCTGTTATTCTATGCATGTTGGGAGTTCATCTTGTTGCTCGGTCCCTGAGTTCCGAGGTCTGTTCGATTCAGACGACTCCTACCTGAGTTTATGGGAGTGGAGTCCACGCTTCGGTTTAGCGTGGTGCCGGTGGACACCGGCAAGCACTGGAGAATACTAGTCAACTCCGGTGCGGTGGTTCGAATCCACACACTCCTACCAGCGTCTCCTTCAGTGTTTACATGACAGAACACTGAATTTAGCCCAGCCTTGCGCTGGGCTTGTTTTTCTTATGTTGGGACTTTCAGTCGGTGAGAGATGACGATCTAGGGTTCGATGCCCTGTCCCGGCGTCAGTCAAGGTTACCCGTAAACTGATTGTGGAACGGGCGCACGGTGAGATGCCGTGACCAAACGCAAAAAATACGTTACACTTTGGCCGTCATTTGCGCGGCCAACTGACGGAAAGCCCTCCGGGGCTATCCTCTACGCCTAAAGGCAGCTTGTGGTCGCGCGCAAGTGGGGATAGCGCCAGAGGGCTTTTTTATGCGCAGAACAGCACGAGAAGAGTGGGAACGCTTTCACCTGCTATGCAGGGTGTGCGAAACCGAACCGTGGGGGCTTTGTCCAAAGCGGGTTAAGGAAGAGTTTTCAAAATACTTACAACAAGGCTCCGATGGCTTGCTGGCGCGGGCGAAGGGTCGCCCCACGCGTCTCAAGCGTGCTGAGTGGATTCGCCGCACTTGGCACAGCGGAAAATACAAGCCCGTATAAGGAGATTGTTATGCGCATTTACATGCATATGTCAGTGAACTATCCAAACTGGTTGCCCCCTCTTCGGGATGAGCACGGAATTTATGTCGAAATCCCTTCTGTTGAAATTCTTCAGCAGTTCCTAAAAAGATTTGACGAGGGATATCTGTTCTGGCATCCGCTAGACGAGCAATTCATTTTCATAGAGCAATACGAGGGGTAGACCATGCGCGTTTACGTCAATCACCGTGGATGTGACTTTGAAATAACAGAGTCACACAGATGCTTCATTGAGCAGCGAAAGCCGGGAATGTTTTCGGTGGATCAAACAACCGCGTACTTTCAAGTAGACAACCTCTCAGACATGCAGTCCTTGCTCGAATTGCAGCAGGGATGGGCCGTCGAATGGCGAGATTTCAATTTCAGACTCGTCAAAGTCAAGTAGCACAGCCTTACGGGGCTGTGCGCCGATACCGAAAGTCGTCAACCTGAAACGACACACAGAAAGAGGGTAGCCAGACAGGTGCAATCCCTAGAGTCTGGCGGGCTGGCGTTGATCCTGTGGCCCGGGGGTGACGGTTAGAGTCCGTCCCTGACAGGAATCCCGTTCACTCGGGGGTGACGCTGAACCCTCCCTTTCCCCCCATTGCTGGGGGTTAGGGGGGCGTTTGGTGAAAAAACTACTTTAGGCACTCAAACTCTGATGAGCAGAGATGTAGTCTTTGTATGTAGTGTATGAAGCGTTGAGCGTAGTGCCATCCGCCGAGATCAGGCCATAGCTGGGATCATGCAGTGTGTACCACTGGATGCTCTCAATCTGGAACTGTACCCGTAGCGAATAATACTGACTCACTGCTGAGCGCATATAGACCGAAGCCGAAGCCGATGTGCTCGTATCTCCCTCACCACCGCTGAAGCCGACTTCCGTGAGCCAGATAGGCTTGGCGAACTTCACATACAGTTTGGATAGAATGTCGGCTGTTCCGGCGCCAAGCCGGATATTGCCGTAACTGTGATACCAGTGATAACAGGTGTAATCCCAGCGCACAGTCGGATGGCCAGACGACGAGTTAGGTTCGACGCCATCCCACAGCATCTCCATCGCCCGGTAGGCCATCGGCACACCCTGCCCGAACCCGCACAGCAGCGTAGAGTCGAAGTCGTGAACACCTTGGATCATGCCGCGAGCCACGCCACGGTATGCAGGCCAGTACGCCTGACGCCAGTCAGTATCGTTGGAGCCGTTGCCTGCAATCTTGAACCCGAGCGAGGTTGCATCCTTCCACGCGTCCAGTTCATTGCCGCATTCGAAGTGAGTGATGCCTGACGCAGACAGCTTCGAGCAACAGGCTTGGGCCATGCTGTAGCCAAGGGCATACGCCTGCGATTCGTTCTGGGTCTCCGGGTTCCAACCGTTGCCGATGACTTGGAACACAGGTTGGACTTTGATGCCAGCACTGGCGAAGCCGACGATCGCCGCAGCCAGAATGGAAGCCGGACCCGGGCCTGCGATGTCCGCCCGAACCATCTTGACGTTCATGGCCAGCAGTCGCGAGAGCATCGCGCCGGGAGTGACCGGGTTGTCGCTTGGCACTGAGATCGGATACGCCATGTGCGTGTTCACACCCCAGAAGTTGGCGAACGCGTTCATGGTCGAACCAGACGAACCAGTTGACGAAGAGTTTTTAATGATTACTTCAATCGTTGCCGTGTTGAATCCGTTCGTGACTGGGAACGCGGTGAGACCTTCGTTCCTGATGACTGAGTTCACGCCGAATGCAAAGGAGGCGGTAATGGCAGCGCTCGCCGTTCCCCATGTGTGGTGTATCTGGGTCCAGCCTGCGATCGTGAAGACCCCAGAGACCGTGGCCGAGTTGGCCGGTGATGTGATGGTGATGGTGGGAGACCATGCCACAGGCGCAGCAGTGCAGCTACAGGTCGTTCCCTTCCACTGCGTGATGGACTCAATCCAGCTATCCAGTAGTGCGAGCAGCATGAAATTCTCCTAAAATACAGCATCCAAAGGGAGAATTTTGCCATGTTTCTTACTCTATTCAGTGGAATTTTCGGCGGATTACTCCGTTTGGCGCCAGAACTTCTCAAATGGCTAGACCGGAAAGACGATCGTGCACATGAACTTGACATGCAGGACAAGCAGCTTGAATTCCTCAAGCTGCAAGGCCAGACACGCGTGGACGAGATTCAGACTCGCGGTGATGTGGACACGACTATCGAACAGTTGAGAACGATAGCCCAGTTAAACCAGAGTCAGGCACAAATGGCGGTAGCCGGTGGCGGACTTGCCGCCGCGATCAGTTCCCTTGTCCGCCCGCTCGTAACGTTCTTTATCTTTGGCATGTGGGGAGCACACAAAGTAGCCGTGATGCTCTACGCATATAACGCAACAGGGGACTTGGTAGACACGCTCGTGAACGCGTGGACGGTAGATGACGCGGCCTTGCTGTCGATGATCGCCAGTTTCTGGTTTGTCGGCAGGGTGCTGGATAAACGTAATGGCACAGCATGACATCTCCCGGACTTGAAATATGTGAGGATAGTGAAGGGTATGCGAAGGAGATACCCGGTGGGGACTGCGTAGCCTACTGGGACGCGATGGGAAGCGTCTGGACCATTGGCTTCGGGACAACGGGTCCAGACGTGAAGAAAGGCGTCAGGTGGCCTCGCGCAACTGCTGAAGAACGTCTGACACTGGGGTGGCATAAAGCGCGGGCAGGC